TATTGTCGCAAGTGTCGGGTTTGGTATTCTCTGAATGTGCCATAATTTCTTTTGTTTTTAGTGATTAGTCAATAATTTGTTTTGTGTTTGTCGCCACCTGACGACAATAATCCAGCGTTAGTAGCTATTTAAACAGCGTTTTGTGTATAACGACATCATTTAGCCGAATTGGGAATTTTAAACGTGCTAATGTGTGGTATTTTAGGTTTTCATGTTCACAGCACTTTTTTAAGTTCCCATAGGTTTCAATGCGTTCGCCTTGAATAAATACTATTATTGATTGTCTTTGCATTATGGTCTTTTCATGTAATCGTTTATTTCTTTTAGCATTTCAAGTTCTTCGCTTGAAATTACTTTTTTCATTAAAATGTCTTTTTGAATTTTAACTATTTCTTTGTCTGTGTAAAGTAATTCGATTGGCATAATTTCTATTTTTTTAGTTGTTATTTCTTTTACAAATATACAACTTATTTTTGTATAACCTAATAAAATTACAAATATTTTCAAAATAAATGTAAATTAGATAAACAGCTACTAACAATCAATAACCGCAATTTGCCGAATCAACTAACCGCACAGGCAAACAGCGGTTATTTTTAACGTTATATTCCAGCTTCTAGCAACTTTGTAACCAAAGTTAGAATCCTTTATTTATAATTAAATATTCTTCTAATAATTTTGAAACAGGTATGTCTTTATTTAGGTTAAATTGGTCAAATATCCACTCCCCAAAAAATAACATTTTTTGTTTAAATAATTCTTGTTCTTTTTTTCGTGAAATTAGTTTTCGCTCCATTTTTTCAGCATCTTCACGAATATGACTAAGTAATTCAAGTAAATTAACATCCTGATATGTTAATGCTATTTCTTGCGCTAAATCAATTTTACCACAAATTAAATCTTCTCTTTTTGTAAATACATTTTTACTCATAATTTTCTATTTCTATTATTACTTTTTCAAAAAATTTGTTGATATTATTAATTGCAATCACAATATCATTTACTTCATTCTTAAAGCTTTTTTTAATGTAAAACTTATTTAATTTAATTGTTTCATTTAATGATAATAAAACAATATTTTTTGTTTTTTCTAAACTTAAATTTGAGTTATAGTCAAAATTTGAGAATTTTTCTATTAAGTCTTTTGCTTTTTCTTTTGGTGTCATAATTTGTAATTTTCTATTTCTTCCAGAACCATTTCCCAATATTTAAAATTAGATTGATATTCATATCCGTCAAATTTACAAGGATGTGATTTTATAATTTCATTAACCAATATAATCGCACACTGTTTTACTTCATACATAGAAGTATAATTTTGAATATAAACAAAATCATATTGTTTAATTAATTCTTTTGCTTTTTGTTTAGGGTTTAATTCCATTTTTTTTTATTTAATGACTTACGAGTTGTAAGCTATGTTATATATTTTGCTATCTTCTTTTCCATTATATCTCCCTGCAATTACAGTCCATAAGGCTAATTCTTGTAAATGTGGAAACAATAAGGCACAGCTTATAACAGCACCTATATTCAATTGCGGTTTCTGTGCTTCATTTAAGTTTTCGTTTTCTAACATAATTTTTGTTTTTAATTAAAGTTTTGTAATTCTATTGCTTTGCTTTTGCAAATACTTGACCGTTATAGCACATTGCTACTTTTCGTTTTCAATTAAACTTATTTCAATCCTATGTTTAGTATGAGAGTGATAAGAATAATCTGTTAATACTTCTGTTTCTGTTTTATAACCAATACGACTATCTTTTACTTTTTCAATCAAGTCTTTTTCAAATTCATTTTCAGGATGCAAAACTATTTTTGCTTTTCCTTGCCATATTACTAATTCTGTTTTCATAATTACATTTTTTTTTAATACCCACAACGTGCTATAACAGCAATTATGCGGGATTTTCGGCTTAGTGTTTAATTTAAAGTTTGTTTTTTATTTGTTATTTTTTTCATTTTTATCTGAATCATAATTTCCAATTCTTGAATAATTTCATCGTATAAAATTACAGGCACTTGCGCTTGAAGTTTCATTGTTTTTACTCCTTTTCCAAATTTTGAAGGTCTGCCTCCTTTGTCTTTAATTTTTTCCATTTTATTTTAAAGTTATTGTTTTATAATAGTCTAATGCGGGTTTAATTTTAGACAGCATTTTTTCTTCAATTTCTAAATCTCTTGTTATTTTGAAAGTTTTTATTCTTTCTTCTTTTGTGTATTTTGGATTTGTTGAGTAGGTTAGATTTTTTTCAATCTGTTCTTGCATAGGCAAAATCATTGCTTCCATTTCTACTTGTTCATCTGAATCCATATCAGGAGAAAAATACTTCCAAAAGATTTTTTTCTTTTCGGCTTCAATTAAGTGAGCAGGACAGTCGGTTAAACAATAAACTAAATAGGCTTGTTCAGCATCGTATAAATACATATAAACTCGCAATTGATACTCATACAACAAAGATAAATCATTATTCATTTGCGTCTCTAAATCCCAACTACATTTTATATCTAAAACAGTTTTTAAACCATCCACAATATCTATAACATCACATTCGCCTGTTAAGTTATTTTTAGACTCTCTAACATCGTTTTTAATAAAAAACCTATCCCACACTTCATTTAATAATAAAATACCGTCTTGCTCATTAAAAATGCCTTTCTCGGTATATTTAGAATCAAAGTCTTTGTAAAAATCCTTTTCATTCATTCGCCAAATCTTTTCAACCTCTTTTTTAGCGGATTTTGATAGTTTTTGCGGAGCATCACGTTTTGAAATTAAGTATTCTAACTTTTGATTTTTAACGGCTGTCCATTTTATTGCATTGCCGTTTTTATTTTTTAAAGTATCTCGCTCGCTTTCCAAATCTGAAATTTCTAATAATTGAGATTCTGAAATTTTAACGTCTTTATCCTCTACCATCAAATTTCCAAAACTTGACGCTCTAAAAAATATATCTTCTTCTTTTGTCATAATTATAATTTTTTAAGATAATCAATTGCATTTTTGTATTGGCTTTCTCTTTTGTTTTCGATAACGTCAACAATATTTTGTAAATCACTTTCTGGAATTAAGTTTATTTTTTCTTCGTATAAAAATGTTAATTCTTCAATAGTGTGAACTTCTTTTTTAACGTCAACAAAAACTTCTTTAAATTCATCTGAATTATAAATATCGGCTGCAATACCAATTTCAGATGCGCATTTTTTTAAACAATCAGTTGCAGCTGATTTCATATCATTGCCAACCGACAAAGGAACGTTTGAGGGTTTTGTAGCCTGTACTGTTTTGCCATACTTTTGAACCATTTTTGGCGTTCCATCATCATTAAAATCAGGTTCAGTTCTAAAGACAATATCTTTATTTCCGTATTGCATTTTAGTAATTGTTTTGCCGTTTGTACGAATGGTTAATTTTCCTTTTACAACAACTTCTTTTGCTTCAATTAGAATTTTTTCGTCTATAATTTCAAAATCCCAATCAAAACCAAAAGCTAAATTTAAAATCTTTTTTACATAACCACCGGAAACATAATCCCAAGTTCCACCGCCTTTGGCTGGTCTTTGTTTCACATATTGTTTTGGCGTGCGTTTTAAAATAAAAGCAAGTTGCTTTGCATTTAAACTATTGTCGTCAACTAAACTCAAATCACTAGGGTCAACAAGTGCTAATTTATTATTTTTATTCTCTTCCATTTTATATTTTTTTTAAATTGTTGTTAATATTAAATAAAATAAGCGAGCAATCACTACAAAGAAAAAAGCTATAAACCCGAAGATTAATAAATTAAAAACAGTTTCGCTTTTTTCTTTTGTTTTTCTTATTTGTGGCTTTGGCTTATAATTTAATTTTGCCGTTTGTTTAGTTTCTAAATTCATTTTTTTAATTGTTTTAAAAGATTTTGTAATCCTCTTCCATCTTTAATAGTTTTTCCTGTGTGCCATCCAGAATAAGGATAAAAGAAACATTTTTCATTTTTAAAAATAAAAACAATTTTAGCTGCGTCAATTTCAAAAATTTCAATTCCAAGTTTTTCAAATTCAGTTAAAGAATTATTTATTCTTATTGGCTCTAATTTTTGTTGTATGTCTAAATTTAATCGTGCCATTTTTAGGAGTTTTTATAATTAATTTTCCAAACGCCAATATTATAATCGTTGGCTTTTCCTGTATGCTCTAATTTTCCAATATAATCAATTCTATTTAAAGAGGGAAACATAAACACTGCAACAAATAGAGCGTTTTGAAGTTTTGGTTTTTTGATTTTTAAAATTTTCATTTTAGGAGTTTTTTAAGATTGTTGGTCATATATGTGTTTTCGGTATGCTCTGAAACTTCAATTAAAAGTTTAATTCTGTATTTTAAATCTTTTAATTTTTGTTCGCAGTCCTTGAGTTCGTTGTAATAATCAGCATCAATAGTAACTTGTTCGATGTCTAATTCTTTTTGATTCATAGGCGAAGTGCTATCGTGTAAGCCAGTTTTATAATCGTCGTAATTCATTTTTTTACATTTTTTAAATTAATTTTACTTTCAAATATTTCAAAATTTTCAATTTCTTCTTTATTCATTGAACTTTCAAAGATTATATAATCTGTCATTTGAGTAAAAATTTAATAGGTTTGTCTTTGTTTATTTCCTTTGCAATTTGTAAAACGTTTTTTGCGTCTTGCTTCCACCCTAACCGCATCTCGTGGATAGTTTTCTTTTGCTCCAACGGTAATTTACTATTTTTACTTTTTTTAGCCATTTTATGCATTGTTTCGAGTAGCGAGTTAGGGATTCTAATTGTCGTTGTTGGCTCACCTTTTGGTCTGCCAGTACCATCTCGTTTACCTCCGTGTTTGCCTTTCAATCTCATATCACAAATGTAACTATTTTAACTTGATAAACGCAACAACAATCAAGATATTTATCACTCATTTCTATCGTTTTTTACATTACAATAGGTTTTATCTATGGCTTATTTAGAATGATTCTACGCTACTACTCGATTACCATTCCTGATATAGCCACCACTTTGAGCGGGTTATCTTGGATTAAAATAGGATTTATGATGTTTAATGTGTTTTGAGATTATAGTTTATTATACGGCTTTATTTTAAGTCTTAAAAAGTTGAGGTGTTATGTTTGGGATTATGGTTGCTGTTAAAAAAATTTTTTATTAATTTTTATGTAGAATTTTTATGGATGTAACTTTTGGAGTATTTGAGATTGATGTTGATGTGGATGATGTTTGGGAGGTTGATATGATTATTTATTTGCGCAAGGTTAATGTTGTAGAGCATACTTTTTATATGATAGAGTTTATCAAGTCGTTTTTGGATAGTTATTGTATTATTGGTTGTGGTGGATGTGATTTTATCGTGGATGAGAGGTATGAGGTTGTGAAGCATAAGATACACGAGAATATGATTTATAGATATAATTGATATGCAGATAAAATTTAACACTAATGGTAATGAGCGTCAAAAGGACTGCGTTAAGGCTTGGATAGACCCTGAAATAACTGATATTGTTTATGGTGGTGCTAAGGCTGGAGGTAAGAGTTTTTTGGGTTGTAGTTTGATTGGAGGTGATGCTTTGATGTACCCTGAAACATTTTATTTTGTTGCGAGAAAGAAATTGAGTGATTTAAGGAAATATACTTTACCGTCATTTATGGAGGTTTTTATGGGTTGGGGAGTGCATGAGAAATACTATCATTATAATGGAACGGATAATTTCATTAAATTTCACAATGGTTCAAGGATTTATTTTTTGGATGCGAAGTATATGCCGTCCGATCCAAAGTTTATGAGATTTGGTTCTATGCAGATGACAAGGGGTTGGATTGAGGAAGCGGGGGAGTTTGAGATAGAATGTAAGCAGAATTTACAAGCGAGTATTGGGAGATGGAATAATCAGAAGTATGGATTGGTTGGTAAGTTGTTGAATACTTGTAATCCTGCAAAAAACTATTTATATTCTGATTATTACTTACCGAATAAGAATGGTACTTTAGACGCACATAAAAAATTCATTCAAGCATTACCGAGTGATAATAAGATGTTGGCAGATGGATATGTAGAGAATTTACACAAAACATTAGACAAGAACTCAAAAGAAAGGTTGTTGTATGGTAATTGGGAATATGACGATAACCCTTTTGCCTTATTTGACTATAATAATATTTTAGGTATATTTACCAACGAGTTTGTGAAGCCGACAGAAGAAAGGTATATGACTTGCGATATAGCCTATACTGGTTCAGATAGATTTGTAATTGTGCTTTGGGCGGGATTAGTAGCCAAAAAGATAATCGCCATAGATAAAATCGATGATACTATGGTTTCTAAAAAAATTCACGAATTAAGAATAGAATATAGCATACCTTTGAAAAATGTTATTTATGATGCCGATGGTTTGCAGACTTTTACTAGAAACTCTACAAAGCACGGAAATCTAAAAGGAGCAGTTGGGTTTAATAATGGTGGTTCTCCTTTGAAAATTAACGGCAAAAATGAAAATTATAAAAATTTAAAAGCACAATGTTATCACAAATTCGCTGAAATGGTTAAAAATAACCTTGTTTTTATTGAAGATAACGTTTTTAGAAAACAAATTATTGAAGAATTAGAGCAAATATGCCAAAAACCTTTACTAGATGACGGCAAAATAGCAATGGAAAGTAAAGATGATGTTAGAAAAAGATTAGGACGTAGCCCCGATTTTGCTGATGCAATAATGATGCGATTCTTTTTTGAATTGAAAGGAATAAAACCAGTTAAAATTATTTGGTAATAGATAAAATCTATCAAAAGTTGTGTTGATATAAAAAATAGTTATATTTGTTGTAAAATTCAGTAGAAATGATTATAGAAAGTAACGAGGAAGCGGTTAAGATACTTAAAGATAACGTTCAACTTGATAAAGGTTGGGTTTTAGCACGAGAGTACTCAAAAGAATTAAGAGCATTAGTGAATGGCGAGGGCTTTATTGAGGAGTTAATTAATAAAATTGATAACGTCGAAAGTACTAAAAAAGCCGAAGCACGAAAAAAATACT